GCAGCATATGCTACAACAGCATTGGCGTCATCCATAGATGCTCCAACACCACTTGTGGCAGTTACTACGCTTACAACACCGCCGCGTTCTTCGGCTGTATTCATGAAAAAGGAAACGTCTGTTAGATGTTCAATACGATCTGGTTTAAGAGCCATTTTTATTCTCCCTTATTGAGTTTGTTGCCTAATCTGCTATAAACAAAGTCTACTAAAGCTGCTCGTGTAGATGCTACCGGAGATTCAACATCTCCTCCAACACCTAGTTCAACAGTTGCTTCTGGTTCTGCTGTTTCTAGAACAGCTTCATCAACTACTTCTTCGGATGCTTTCTTCTTTGCTGGAGCTTCTTCATCTTCCTTTTTCTTGATTTTCTCAAGCCAAGGAGGCATCTTACCAGCAAATAAACTTGTCATAGCATCAAAAGCCTCGTCATCGAGTGCTTCAAATTTTTCTACTGTTGATGTTGCTAATTCGCTATCAACGCCAGCTTCCATTAGAGTTGCCACTCTTTTCATTTTCTTTTCTTTTTTCATCATTTCATCTTCGTTGGCTTTGTATCCAGCGATTACTTCATTAGCGGCATCTAAAGCTGCTTTTAGATTTTTATTTTCTTCGTCTTTACTATTTTCATCTTCTTTTACTTTCAATGCAGCTTGTTCTTTTTCAGCATTGGCTAATTCTAAAGAAGCTGTTAGTTCAGCAATCTTTGTTTCATTAGCTTTGATTGTATTTTCAAGTTCTAGTGTTTTGTCTTTTAATGTAGCAGCAGCTTCATAGGCTTCTTTAACAACTTCTGAGCAACCGCTCATAGCTTCAACCTTTGATTTTAGTTCTGCAACTTCATTAAGAACTGGGTCTAAGTCTAAACTCATAGTATTATTCTCCGAATTAAGGGTTGACTGACAATTAGATACACCTGATAAATCAAAATCGTCTTTTTTTTCTGTCTCAATATTATTAATCAAATCTTTATTAAATATTATACTATCTGGATTTGCTGGTTTGTCAACAAATCCTTTGCCTGAAAAAGTAATATTTCTTAAAACACGACCTATTCTATAGTCTTCGTGCTCTCCTAGTCCTCCGTATGCTCTAAGATATTTTGTTAAGTGTGCGGTTTGTTCGTTTCTAGCTAAAATTTTATAGTTTCCGGTAACTTTATTAATTAATCCATAATCAAAACCCTTAAAGAAACATTCCATGCTAACATACTTTGTTCCTTCATTAATTTCTGCAATAAGTTTTTCTGCTCTACCTTTTAATTCAGGATTGGTATATGCTGTATAAATTACTGAACCAGTTAGTATATGATACTTTTCTGGTAATTCACTCATTGATATTTTTTCATCAATAAGCTCCCCATCTTCTGTAATTGGCCAATTAGAAGTAATATGTCCTATAATTATACTTTCATCATGTTCTAAATTTGTGGGTTTGTCCTCAGGTGTGTGTCTAGCTGCCCAAACTTCATCTTTATCAAAAATATCATCATTTTTATTCCATGTGGTACTTACCAGAATAGATTGAACATAATAGAGATCTTCATCTCTTAAAGAGGCTAAACTCTTAATATTCTCTTTTAGTTTATTTTTTTCTTTTGATAAAGGATTAGCCTGAGAAGAATAAGAAAATGATGCAGAAGAATTGATCTTGTGTTCTAGTCCGTCGGCTATTTCTTGTTCGTAAATTATCATTTTTAAGCCTCAGATTGTATTTTTGAATATAGGGTTGAGTAGTACGCAGCTTTGGCCTGTTTTTGCTCATCCATACTTAATTGTTTATTAAGTTCATTGGCTAATTGCTTTAACCAACTATTATACCCCAATAGAATTGTTTTATATTCTTCTTTATTAATTTCTGCAAAAATTTTATTAATAGTATCTATGGTTATTTGACCAAAGGGATCAAGACCGAATAGAATTTTGGTTTTTATAGACTCTACCTCTTTGGACTCGTCATTGGATAAACTTCTAAAATTCTTTTTGGAATAGAATTCTAGCAGTATGGGATTTAGGATTTGACTAATCTTATCTTGAGCATCTGCAGCCCATATTGTTAGTCCGGCGCCGGTTTGGGGTTTGAATGTTTTTTGTTTTCGTTGATTAGTGTCTTTAGAATTCTTTGGTCTTCCGGCTCCTGGTTGTCCTGGCAAAGATTCTGGCGAATCTTTTGCCAACTTCGTTGGAGATGCAGGCAATGAGGGCTGCTTCATATCGAGTGCAGACTTTTCTCCTGCTGTTTTTTTATCTAGTTCTAGACCAACTTGACTAGGAGTAACAATGCCGCTTTGTAAAGCTATTTTTCTAAGAGCATTTTCAACTTGTGGATCGTGCCATGGACCAGATTTCCTGACCATTCTATCGCTTTCCCTTTCTCTTGATTCTCTATTGAGTCTTGATTTTTCCATATCTGAATCAAAACCAAATTTACTTTGTAGCAATTCATCTGATATGAGATTACGATCAGCTAATTGTATTAATAGGGCTTTTTCTGCGTCTTCATTACTTAAGTCCATTCTATCAAATTCTATTTTTGCTGGATATTTAAATCCCATAGCTTTTTGAACTAATGCTATTTCTTTCTCCCAAAAATCTACTAATACATCTCTACCATATTGTAGTCTTTGAGTTAATGTTTTAAGAGATATAAAATTATTAGTTGTACCAGCCGCGCCAAATGTTCCTGTTAAGGTAGGAGGAATACCTAAACCGGCATAAACACTATTTAAATGTGGAATATATTTTCCTTCTCCTAAGAATTGATGTACGGTAGTTTTACTTTCAATTAACTCAATATCTGGTCCCCAAACAAGATCCATGGTTCCGCCTCCAACATTATTTCCAAGAATAGAAGCTAGTTTTGCTGTTGCTGCTTTTGTAGGAGCTATTTTATGTTCTAGACTACCTAATTTAAAAATTCTGATATTTGATATAGCTCCATCTAAAGCTGCCATATCTGCTAATTTTAATTTTTCAATAACTACAATATCGTCCATGATTGCGTATATCATAGGGAACGACCAAGCTTGCCAATCATCTTTTTTGTAATGATAAACAATTGTTTTCTGTGGGTCTAATGGATAAGGTTTTTTATTTTTAGCTGCTTCAATAATTTGCGTTGGTAGTCCATTTATAATATTTTTTTCATTATCTGTTTTAGGACTATTTATAATTTTTCTAAGATTACCTGGTAATACTAATTCATATCTTTTGTTTGACACGAAAGAAGCTAAGGCTCCAGCCGATACTTCTACAAAATAAGGATCTATGAAAGTATATTTCCAAGGGACTTCTCTTTTTTCTATTTTAATTTCATCTAATTCCTGAATAGTAAGATCGCTAGCTCCCATACTCTGATATAATTTATCTACGACCTTAACGCTTAATTTTGCTGTTTGTCTATTAATAACAATATTTCCAGTTTTATATAAATTGTTTAAAAACCTTTCGCTTCTGTCTTTGCCAGAAACTTTTTTAAACCACTGTCTATAAAATCTTTCTATTCTTTTATTTCTATGAGATAGTTTGATGCCCTGTACGGCAAAATCACCCATAAGATCTATAACATTTTTGACTAATCCAACTCTTTGATAAATATCTTCTGCTCTTTTAATGATATCCTTAATTTTTGTTGGAATATCTTCATCTGGCCTAAAGTAGTAATAATCTGATCTAGTTAGTCCTGGGCGACCAGAAATATTAGGGGCAAGATTAGAGTAATCAAGACCATATCTTCGACTAGCTTCAGCTTTGTTAATTCCCGTGAATTCCTCTAGAGAACCCGACGAAGCTTTGATGGCTTCTTGTTTGCTTCCCAAATCATCCCCCCACATTACATATGCTTCTCCAACTTCGTTTACTGAGGTATGAATGCTTTCACTTTTAGGATATTTTTTAGCCATAATTTTTTAATTGTATTGTAATATGATTATAATTCTATTATACGAACTCTATACACCCATTTATCTATATATTCCAGTATATATGTCATTATCATTAGCTCCAGAAACAAACCACTCTGGTCCTTTGTACATTTGGCCAGCATGTTTGACAACATTTCTAGTATCTTCTCCTATAATATCATATGTTACTGGTTGTAAAGTTCTCTGCATTTGTCTAGCTATCATATTGGCTATCAACAAAGAACTATACCTATCTTTTCTAAGTCTGCCCTTTTTACCATTTGGTAGTTTGATTTCTGGGGTATCCCATCTATCTCTAGCATTTGGTCCTGTACTTGTCTGTGTCATTATAATAGTTGTAAGCTCATTTTTAAGTTCTTCTATTTCTAATATACATTCGCTTAGATTATCGTATATGGGATTTAGATCACTTTCCATAATGTCTCGTCCTTCTTGATCTAATGCTAATCCTAGTGTTAATCCATCAAATCTTGGAAAAAGTAATGTTTTATCTTCAAAATCTTTTCTTAGTCCGTGATTAGCTTGAGCCGTCCATTCTGCTTTAGCAAATTGTATAAGTTCTATTAAATGTAATCCTTGTTGATCATCAGTATCTCTAGGTTTATTATCATCTATGATTGGCCAAATTAAATTTTCTCCATCTTCTGTTTTTGATGGATCGTGTAATGCTTCTTCTATTGCTACTCCTCCGCCCTGAGCATCTAGTCCTATTCTACTACACGGAAATGTTTTCATTAGATTTCTAATTTTTCTAACACAAAAGCCATAAAAATCATGTTCTTTAATTAGTCCAGTTTTTTGTCTTTCTTTAAAGTTACTTCTATTAGTAGTCCAACAGTAAACTATTCTGGAATGAGTAGGATGTATCTCTAAAACAACTATACTAAAATTATCTTGTTCACTAGCAGGATCTATTCCATAGACATACTTATGGTCTTGATGACCTTTAACGACAGCATCAAACACTATTGGTTTATTATCTATTAATATTTGTCTAGTATCACTTGTAACACAACTTTCTATTAAGCTTCTTCTAAAAAATCCTTCACTATCTTCAGTAAAACATGCAGCGTATTCCATATTATATATTCCAGTATGAATTGTTGCTTTAGCTCTACTGACCTGTTTGTCATCCATGAATCCTTTAGGAATTAATTCGTATGGTACTCTAATGATAGAATAATCTTTCCAATTGAAATTATCTGGAACTTCTCCTTTAAATATTTCTTTTAATTTTTGAGGATCTCCTTGACTAGAGATAATCTGCTTATATCTTTTCCAATACGAAGCAAAGTGTTTAAAAGCATAATCTGCTGTTCCCGAAATAATTGCCTGATTGCCCATTTTAATATCTAGAGCCGCTAGTTCTTCATTCCATACTCCGGATTCTATCATAGCTTTTTTCTTAGCTTCATCTTTTACATTTTGTATAGGATTAGCGCTAACGGCAGCGAATCCTGAAACTACAGTTTCGTAAATATCTGGAGATATAGACGCAAATTCGTCAGCTATAATAATGTGTGCTCTAAGTCCTCTAATTTTACTTCCATCACCCATCGGAATAGCCACCGTCCAACTATCTCCTAGTCGTATAGTACATCTATCTACATCTCTTCTTGGGCCATCATCATTACTATTAAATATACTTCTTAGTATCGGACTACTTTTCCAAATATTTTCCATATATTCAAAAATAATTTTACTTTGTCTAAATGCTGCTCCGACAACAACAATTTTTGTACCAGGAACGAATGTGCATTTTAATATACAGTATAATGCCATAAGGAATGATTTTCCAAAACCACGACTAGCAATAAACATCGGAAATGCTCGTATCCAAAATTCCTGTAAAATAGCAATTTGTATAGGATGAAGCTCTATACCAAAAAGTAGTTTGCAAGTAGATCCTAAATATCTAGGATTATTTATAATTCTTAATAAATGTAAATCAGGATTTTCTATATCTTCTTTTAATCTATTGATCATTAAATTTTGATCAATTTTTAATTCTGATAGATCGCCTAATCCTAACCAGGCATCTTCAAATATTTGTGTTTGTTGAGCTTTGGATTTCATAAACTTTCTTCATTAAGTAGAGAGCCATTTTTTCAGCATTACTAGGAGAACCACAAAATATAACATGAATATTAAAAAATATTTGTAGCTCTGTTATGTTCTTCATAATGAATGCTGGAGATATTTTTAATTTATCCCACATTTTTTTAGGAACATTAGATCCGATAGGATATTGAAAGATATCTTGTAAATCAAATTCACATAATAAATAAGCATATTTAAATGAAGACATTCTATTTACTACATCTTTAAATCTTTTTTCTGTAATGTTGTTAGCTATTTCACTAACACTTTTTTTACGCTCTATACATAGGATATCTTCTAGTCCGCTCACAGAATAGTCTCCAGTATCTAATTTTTCCGATACGGTAGACACGGAGTGGAATTCCCAGGGTTGTTGTTCTCTGGTATCTATTATTATTTTAAAGTCATTGTAATTTATCATGATTCGCTACAATCTTTAAGAAAACAGCTTCGTAATTATCTTCCATGCCAGTTATCATTTTATGATGATCTTTACATAAAGTGATTCCATTATTTATTTCGAATCTTAAACCAGGATATTCTGCCCATTTTTTGATATGATGAGCATTAAGTTTTTTATTTCTATTACACCCAGGCCATTGACAGCAATATTTATCTCTTTTATAAACTGACTCTCTCCATTTTTTATATTGAGGATCTTGATAATTTCTAAACATGAGATAAGGTTTCTATATCACTATCTACCATATCTTTTACCATATCTTCAAAAGAAATTTCAGGATGCCAATCTAGTTGATTCTGAGCTTTTGTAGTTTTACCTCTAAGATACTCTACTTCTGCTGGACGATATAGATTTTCATCAATTTCAACATGTTTAGTATAATCTAAACCAGCATATTCAAAAGCCATTCTTAAGAAATCAAATACGCTCCAAGTATCTTCGCTAGCTACAACATAATCATCAGGAACATCAGATTGCAACATAAGCCACATGGCTCTTACATAGTCCTGAGCATGTCCCCAATCTCTATGGGCGCTAAGGTTGCCTAACTTTAAGGAATCGTTTGTTAGATGATTAACTACTTGACCTATATATTTAGTTATTTTTCGTGTAACAAAATTTTCTCCACGACGTGGACTTTCATGATTAAAAAGTATGCCGCTACAAGCGAATAATCCATATGCTCCTCTGTAAATTTGAACCATACGATGACTAGCTAGTTTTGCTACTCCATATGGACTCTGAGGAATAAATTCCGTATTTTCATCTTGATATGGTAGTCCATCATCTCCGATTTTAAAGTTTTTGCCAAACATCTCACTGGTGCTAGCCTGATAAAATTTGGTGGTGTTAGAATAGTTTTTTATGCTTTCTAAGATATTAATTACTCCAATAGTATCTATCTCAAAAGTTAATGATGGCTGTTTGAAACTGGTTCCGACATGACTCTGAGCAGCCAAGTTATAGAATTCATCTGGCTGATATTTTGAGATAATAGAATTAACATTAGACGAATCTGTGATATCACATTCTTCTAATTTAAAATTAGTATTATCTAGAATATGAGATATTCTTTGAAAATTATTAGTACTATTTCTTCTATGTAATCCTATAACGTCATATCCCTTGGAAAGCAAAAGATCACACATATATGATCCGTCCTGTCCAGTGACTCCGCTAACCATTGCTAGTTTATTAAATTTATTTGTTTTCATCTAATTTTATACTTTCTGGAGTTAAAAAGGGTCTATCTACATTATGATCATTATATGAATGATATTCAAACAGGTTTTGTTTTGCTCTTTCTGTTGCTAATGCCAATATTTCCATTTCCTTGCCTTCTCGTTCTCTGATTTGTTCGTCTTCTAACATTCTTATTAATCCCACCCAGCTACTTTTACCATCTTCGATTCTTTTAATACGTTGTTCACGAGT